TGGGCGATCACTGTAAAATCTCATTATCATTTCTAAGGCCTTGTCGACAAATGCTTTGTGATGGTTACCATCAAAGTTTTTATAATCACCATCGAGAAATATGCTACTATCAACGTGCAAATAATCTCTCAATGTTCTCCAATCAACACTCTCAGGATTCATGCCTAGAGCAATTCCATTCTTTATCTTATTCCTCATCAAGAAGACTTGGAATTCGTGGAAATATCGCCGAAACAAAACAGTGTGGGCTATACTCATTGTGGAAATCAACCTTGTGTTTCCAGCCATGACTTTGGCCTCTGATCGTAATTCATCTTTGAGCGTACTGGTGTACACATTGGAATAATAAACTCCATCCTTTATGCTCTGCTCAATCTGACTACATACAACCAATAGGATTGCATACTGTTCTGAATCATACTTAAATTCGTTTTTCCCGAGAAAAGAATATTTCTTCACACCAAAATGTGAATAACATGAAAACGGGTGCCCAGCTGAAGAGTTCCGGGCAATGGATCTGCTATTGGGATCGTTCTCGACACCTTGAATTGCTTCTCTCATCTTGAGAACGCCCCTGATTTTACCTGTGGGGGCTGCAATATGTTCTTGAGAAATGATGTCCCAAACCATCTCACCAGCTATGGCGAGGTCGTAAAAATCGTATCCGCTTTGGTTAAAGGTATATTTAGCCTCTGCAACCGCTTGTGGATCGATGAACTCACCAAGTTCATTGTGAAATGGGGCAAGTTTTCCAGGTCTTGATTTGTCGTCGCCGAAAATTCCGAAGAAAGGACTCTTCCTCATCTTCGACTTTGAACCGTGATTGACTCCTTTCTTCACTTCCAATTCATCAGGGGTGTACTGAACACCCTGAATCATGGGTTTCTCCCTGCGAGCAAGCCACCTAGTAACCATTCCTTCAACACTTTCTGTATTCAGTGTGGATTCTGTGGTGAGAGGTATCTTGGCCAAACTACATTGAGCAGGCAGGTTGGAAATGAAAAACGACATGGTACTTTTGGATATATGCACAGCAAAACCTGTCTTAGTAAAAGTACAGCCAGCGGCATGAAATCCTAGAAGTTTAAATTTGTTATCGATCAATTCTGAGCTGAACAATGGTAATCCACAGTCACCTTGCTTGGTTTTACCCGGGTACTGAAACCCATCTCTTATAACCCAGCGGTCACTGCAGGCCATGTCTCGCACATGTTCAATCGGAACGTCATGAAACTCCATTGCGCCATTTGAATTTGGGTACACAAATATACCCTTCGTGGCTCTGGAAGCTTCTTCCAAGTCGGTAAGATACTCGAAGCGTCCTTTAAAAGACGTTGTGTTCTTGGGAAACCCAATACAGGCAATATCGCCATCATCGTTCTTGTAACACGCCGTTGCGACATCGCTCATAACAACATCGAAATCAACCGTGCCCTCGTACGTTTGAACACTAAGTACATCTGACTTATTAGTGGAAAAAGCTCCAAGTTTATCGAGGTGATGCAGGAAGTGTTTTGGAACTACGCCCACCTTGGAATCAATAAAATTGATATATCCAATAGTGGTGCCATTAAAAACTAACTTCCTAAAATTTCTCTTTATATACGAATTGATCAAATTAGATCTATTCTCATCCAGGCCTTGAACCTCCAGGTCCGATTCTGAATAATCGTAAGTACCCTGGGATTCGTAAGAACCAACCTCTAAATTGTTGGCTCTCTG